ATGGCATGTATATACCCCAAAACGAATCGATAAGTCATGATTAGTGATGATCAAGTCATAGTTGGTGGCGATACGGCTGAAACAGGCTTAGATCGGCTCACATCGGTTTTTTTGCCGGTAACAGCTCCACGAATCCACTCACCGCTCAATGATTTGCCATCACGCGGCTTTGAATTGATTGATTTTGCCGATCAGATCATTCCGGGCGGCTTTATGCCGTGGCAAAAATGGCTGGCCGAGCACAGTTTGAAACTCAAGCCTGATGGCCGCTATTGGCACCCAGTCACAGTTGCGACAGTTGCAAGGCAAAATGGCAAAAGTACCTACATGATGGCGCGGATCATGATGGGGCTGTTTCATTGGGATGAATCGTTGCAGGTTTCCACAGCTCACAGATTGGTCACATCGCTGGAGCAATTCCGGGCGATTGTGCAGATCATCGAGGAAAACGCCGATTTGGCCAATCAGGTAAAGCGCATCCGCTGGCAACATGGAGCCGAGGAAATCCAAACGCTTAAAGGCAATCGGTTTATCATCAAAGCTGGAGGATCGGCAGCTCGTGGATTGAGCAAGCCTGAAACTATTCACATGGATGAGATTCGAGAGCTGCACGACATGGAAACCTTTGCAGCTATGCGGTATACATTGATGGCCGCCAAAAATCCACAGGTTAATTGCTTTTCCTCAGCTGGTGATTCTCATTCAATAGTGCTCAACCAATTGCGCGAAAGAGGATTGGCCGCAGCTAGTGGCGCAGCTGATGATGTGGGCTATTTTGAGTGGTCAGCACCCACCGATGAAATTTCATTGGAAAATGCGGCTTTTGCCAATCCCGGACTCAACATAACCATCCATCCCGACAATATCCGAGCCGTTTTCAATGATCCTCCCGATGTTGTAATGACCGAGGTTTTGAACAGATGGGTTCAAACAATTTCCAGCATAGTGGGAGCCAAGGAGTGGCAAGAGTGTGGAGATGAAACCATCGATCTTGATGATGACAAACTTACATGGATGGCTATTGATATTTCACCGGATCGAAAGCACGCCGCATTGGTGGCCGCTCAAAAACTTGGCTCAGAGAGCTTTGTGGTAAAGCTGTTGCATACTTGGGAAAACTCAATCCAGCTTGATGATCGGGCAATTGCCAATGATGCGGCCTCATATTGTCGCAAATACCCAATTGAATATTTGCTTTATTCACGGCGTACATCCGGAGCCGTTGCAGCGCGTATGCAGCCGGCAGGTATTCCGATTCATGACATGGACAGCGATTATCCTCAAGCCTGTGATGAGTTATTGGGTGCAATCAATTCCGGGCGTTTGAAACACCGAAATCAAGCTGCACTTACAGAGCAAATGCTTTCAGCGGTGCAATTAAGGCGCGGCGATGGTGGATGGGTAATCGGGAGGCGTGCCAGCCAATCGGCTGTGTGTGCCGCCGTAGCAGCCGCATTGTGTACACACTTTGCGACACGCCCAGAAACCGAAATAGACATTTTAGTGGGTTGATGCTTGACATTTTGAGAAAATGCGCCCATGGGATTATTCGACCGAAAGCGCACCATTGAAACAGTCGCGCCATCGCGCGGTGCCGATGTAGCTGCACAGATCGGCCCGGCTCCAACCCTTGATGCATTTTTTCCATTTGGTGGAGCCGATTACATTGTTAGCCGCGAGGAAGCAATGTCTGTACCGGCAATTGCTCGCGCGCGAAACATGATTTGCAATTCAATTGCCACAATTCCTTTGATAACACGCGACAAAGACACAGGTGCAATTGTTGATCAACCTGTTGTCATTTCCGATCCTGACAAACGGGTACCAGGAGCAGCATCATGGGTTTGGGCGTGTGAGGATTTACTTTTCACTGGATTTAGTTATTTTCAAATAATTGATTTGTTCGCTGATACAGGCCGCGTGCGCCAAATGTGGCGCGTTGCTCCTAATCGTGTTGGCGTTTTCTTAAACTCAATCGGCACGCAAATTGAGTATTACACAGTCGATGGATCTCGTGTGCCAATGTCAGGTGTTGGATCACTTGTTGTGTTTTATGGCAACGATGAAGGATTGTTAAATCGCGCCGGTCGCACTATTCGCGCAGGTGCAGAGCTTGAAAGAGCTGCGGCGATGTACGCGCGCGAACCTGTGCCATCGATGGTCTTGAAATCTAATGGAACAGCATTGCCAGCCGACCGCATTGCTAAGCTGTTGGATGCATGGGGCGCAGCGCGCCGCAATCGTGGCACAGCATTTTTAAACGCCGATGTTGAATTGACAACAGTTGGATTTACACCGGAGCAAATTGGTTTAAACGCTGCACGCGAAATCATTGCGACAGAATTAGCACGCGCCGTGGGTATTCCGGCTTACTTTATTGATGCGCCGACTGGATCATCCATGACATATGCAAACGCCCAAACGGCGCGTCAAACTCTTTTGGATTTCTCGCTGCTCCCGCTAATGAACAGCATTGCCAGCCGTTTATCAATGCCAGATTTCACGCCATCAACACAGCGCGTGGAATTTGATTTGAAGGCGTACTTACGCGGATCAGAAAAAGAGCGTGCAGACATTTATAAGATTTTATTTGACATCGGAGCAATCACCACCGATGAAATTAGACAAATGGAGGATATGATCCAATGAAGCTGACAACACCTATGCAGATCACGGCGGCAGATTCAGATGCACGCACAATCACCGGGCGCATCGTTGCTTTTAATGAGCACGCAAACGCAAGCACCGGAAAAGTCGTTTTTGCAAAAGGATCAATTCAGCCAAATGATGTGTTCTTAAACCTTGAACATGACAATACGCGCAGAATTGGGCGCAGCGTGGCCATGTCTGTTAATGACAAAGAAATGACAGCCACATTTAAGATTGCCAACACCACAGCCGGCACCGATGCACTTACCGAAGCAATGGAAGGCTTACGCGATGGATTTTCGATTGAATTGGCTGTGGACAATTATGAAATGCAAAAAGACGGCACAATGAAAGTCATCAATGGCCAATTGACAGCCGTTGCACTTGTCACCGAACCAGCTGTGCGATCAGCTCGCGTTTCAGAGGTGGCAGCATCCGAAGATTCTGAAACTCAAGAAGTTGCAGAAATAACAAACCCAAATGAAGGAGACAAGATGGACAACACTACCGAACCAGTAGCTCCTGCCGTTGAACCGGTAGCAGCTCCAGAAGTCGCACCTGTACAGGCATCGCGCCCGGCTTACTACACAGCACCACGATCACCAATTGTGGACAAGGTTTCATACCTTGAGCACTATCTCAAGGCAAGCATTTTGCACGATGAAGATTCACGCCAATATGTTAAGGCTGCCGATAACACAACATCAACAGCACCCGGCATGATTCCAACACCACAAAGCACAAATGTTGTCAATGCTCTTGCAAATGCAGATCGTGGCATGATCGATGCGATCAGCCGCGAAACTCTTGTGAGCGAAGGCATGACTTTTGAAATTCCACGCGTAACGGCTGTGCCAACAGTTAGCGCAATCGATGAAAACGATGCAATTGCAGATACATCACTTTCAGCAACATTTTTATCAGTTGCCGTACAGCCTTTCAAAGGCCGTGCGATCTCAACAGTTGAATTGATCGACCGCAGCCGTCCAGAGTATTTGACAGCTCTTTTGCAAAATCTTGAGTTTGCTTATGCAAAGGCAACAGACGAGTATGTGACATTGGGAATTTACAATGACGGATCATCATCACCACAGGCTGCAAACGATGCCGAAGGATTTATTGGCTACACATCAGCGGCAGCGGCAGCTGTTTATGGATCAAGTCTTGGATTTGCAAAGTCACTAGTTGTTTCACCAACACAATGGGGCAACATCATGGGATACAACGACAATGGCCGACCAATTTACAACGCAGCACAGCCTCAAAACGCTGGTGGCCGTGTAGTTGGCGATTCATTGCGCGGTGTAGTTTCACCCGGCTTAAATCTTTATGTATCACGATCAATTGGTGAAGTTGGATTGACAACAGCTGATGCTGCTCTTTCCATGGTTGTCATCAATCCAGACTCATACACATGGTATGAATCTCCACGCTTTACGCTACGCACTAACATCAACAGCGATGGAACAATTGACATCCTGTACTACGGCTATGGCGCACTAGCTCCAAAGGTGCCACTAGGCGCACGATGGAACAACCTCGCTTAATTAACAATCAATCATCGATGGCGGTCGCTCCCGAACGCTATTGATACGAAAGGAACCGAGATGCCAGCAATCGTCACAGCTGCACAGTTGAGAGCCATTCTTGGTGTCTCGGTTTCTTTGTATTCTGATGCTCAATTGGATCAGATAATTGATTCGGCTGAACAAACGATTTTGCCTTTACTTACGCAATACCAATCATCGGTGACTTTTGCCAATGTGGATGATTCCGTCATTTATTTCACCACACAGCGGCCAAATTACTTTGTGCCGGGTCAATCCGTTGTTGTTACCGGGGCCGGAACTTACAGCGCGACTTACACAGTCACCGATGATCGGATTGAGCCTTATCTATTTACAGCGGCAACAAACGCGGCTGATCGAACATACCCATTGCCGTTTATTCCTAACGCATTGGCCACATTATCCGGTGGGTCAGCCGCGCAGCTGTACGCAGCAACACCACCGGTTGAAAATGCAATTTTGGTTGTATCGGTTGAGATTTTTCAGAGCATCACAGCTCCCGGCAATCAGATCATGTCAGACACATTCCAGCCGCAACCATTCATTTTAGGCCGCAGCCTCACCAACAGAGTCATTGGTCTCTTGGGGCCATTTTTAGATGTTGAAACGATGGCGCAATGAGCATCGAATCCGAAATTCGCACACCACTTAAAACAGCACTTTCAACCATTGCTGCAAATGTGTACAACGGCATCCCAGAAACAATGACAAGCCCATCAATTTGTTTGGTTCCGGATGCACCATATTTAGAAAGCGTTTTGATTGGAAAAGGCACAACGAGAGTCAAAATCAATCTCACAGTCACAGGCGTTGTTGGATATTCAAACAATGCCGCAGCTTTAGACAATCTTGAAAAATTGATGATTAGCATCATCAGCACAATGCCGGTCGGCTACGAAGTCGGCAATGTAAATCAACCGCAACCATTGGAAGTCGGTGCAGGTAAATACCTCACGGCCGATTTACAAGTGAGCACCTACTACACCAACTAAGGAGAAATAAAATGGCAACAAGAATCATCACCGGCCGCGATGTGACATTTACATTGGACACAAAGCCATATGATGCACAGACAACCTCGGCCACACTTTCATGTGACACGATCATCGAGACATATCAGACACTCGATGGCCGCGCCTACAAGTCATTAGACACACAATGGACTTTTAACATCGAACTCTTGCAAGACTGGGGATCGACCGAGACTTATGGTTCATTGTTTGAAAATATGTGGAGCAACGCTGAAACAGCACCAAACACAACTGTCGCTGTGTCATTCACAGCTGTTACAGGCGCGGTTTTCACTTTTAATGTATTGCCAATCTTTCCATCAGCTGGTGGAGCAGCTCCGGGCGCACTCACAGACACATGGGCATTGACAGTCGTTGGAACACCAACAGAGACATTCAGCTAAAAACAGAATCGGGAGCAAATAAATGAAACTAGCAATCACAATTGAATACACGGCCGGGGAGAGCGCGACTTATACCGCGCTCCCACCGGAGTGGATGAAGTGGGAACAAAAGACAGGCAACACGATCCAGCAAGTACAGGAGAAGCTGGGAATTGCCGATCTGATGTTTTTGGCATATCACGCCATGAAGCGCGAAGCGGGCGGTAAGCCTGTCAAAGCCTTTGAAGTGTGGTGTGAAACAGTCACCGACATCAACATGGGGGAGACTGATAACCCAAAAGCTACAAGCACGGAAGCCTGAATCGGAAACTTTGGGAGTTAGCAATAGCAACCGGGTTGCCGAGATCGGAATTCGAAACGGCTGAGGATATTTTAACGGCATTTGAGATATTGGAGAAGCGCAATGGCAAGTGATTCAATCACTTACGATAGAGCAGATTTACGCAATATCATGTCAGCGTTTAAAGCCATGGATGATGCGTCTGTTGCACAGGCCAAAGCGGTTTCCAATGGGTTAGCCACTTATCTGCAATCAAAGATCAAGACAGCAGCCGGCACGCGCCCAAATAACGCAGCCAGCCGAATCGCCGATGGTTCACGGGTTAGCAAGTCATCAAAGATCGGCGAAATTTCATTTGGCTTTGTATCCCAAAAGTTTTCAGGTGGCGGCACAACGCAACAGCTGTGGGGCGGCTACGAATTTGGATCGAATAAATACAAGAATTTTCCGGTGTGGTCAGGTAAGCAAGGCCGTGGCTCGCGAGGATACTTTATCTATCCAACCTTGAGAGCACAGCAACCACAAATCATTGCTCAATGGGAAGCCGGATTTTCTAAGATTGTGAGAAAATGGTAAATGGCCGCTCAAAGTAGAACACTTAAACTATCGATTCTTGGTGATGTCGATCAGCTGAAAAGAAGCCTTACCACCGGCACAAAAGAGGTTCAATCATTTGGCACAAGAGTCTCGGACTTTGGCAAAAAGGCTGGATTGGCATTTGCCGCAGCTGGAGCCGCTGCCGCCGCCTACGCTGGCAAATTGGCCATCGATGGGGTCAAGGCTGCCATTGCCGATGAAGCTGCACAGGCAAAACTTTTCACTACATTACAAAATGTTACAGGTGCGACAAGTGCTCAAATTGCAGCCGTTGAGGCACAGATACTCAAAACATCATTATTAACAGGCGTCACCGATGATGAGCTGCGCCCGAGCTTTGATCGATTGGTTCGCTCCACAAAAGATGTTGAACAGGCAACACGATTACAGGCTTTGGCTCTTGATATTTCGGCCGGTTCGGGTAAGTCATTAGAGGCTGTCACAAATGCGCTGGCCAAAAGCGCGGAAGGCCAAAACACAGCTTTGGGCAAACTGGGTGTAGGCATAAGCGCAGCCGAACTCAAAACAATGTCATTTGAGCAGATCACGGCCAAACTTTCCGACACTTTTGCAAATCAGGCATCGGTTCAGGCTGACACATTTCAAGGCAAAATGGCTCGGCTTAATGTTGCCATCGATGAAGGCAAGGAAACGGTGGGAGCATTTATTCTTGATGCGATCACACCGTTGGTTTCAGGTTTTATTAATAAAGTCGTGCCAGCCATTCAGAATGTTGCAAATGAGATTGGCCCAAAACTTACGCCAGTTTTCAAAGCATTAGGTGATTACTTTACAAATGTTTTGATTCCAGCATTTACGACTTTGTACAATTTCATCAGAGATTACATTGTGCCAATTTTGAATGTCACATTGATTCCAATCATCGCCGCATTGGCCAAAGCGTGGACAACTATTGCCGATGCGCTGAGAGATAACTCCGCGGAGCTTGAACCATTGCGGGCAGCTTTTTACGCATTTGCGGGATTCTTGCGCGATACCGTTGCACCCATTATTGGCACATTTATCACCGGGGCAATTGGTGGCATTGCTGGGGTCGTTGCAGCTTTGATCGGGGTGGTTGGAGATGTGACCACGGCGGTCACTTCAGGTTTTAACAGAGTGAAAAATTTCTTTAGCAATGTTGTTAATTTTATCTCAGACACGGCAGACGATTTAGTTTCTCCCATTGTGAGAGTATTTAAAGCAGCTATCAACACAATCATCGGGCTGTGGAATCGATTGGACTTTGCGATCACTTTTACAGTACCCGATTGGGTTCCGATCATTGGTGGAAATCGGTGGTCATCCGGAGACATATTTCCGGACATTCCAATGCTGGCAAAAGGCGGCATAGTCAATTCACCAACCTTGGCCATGATTGGTGAAGCTGGCCCGGAGGCTGTGATCCCATTGAACAAAAGCGGCTTAATGGGCAATAACATCAATGTCACAGTCAATGGCGCAATTGATCCGGAAAGCACAGCTAGACAGATCATCACCATTTTGAATAACTCTAGTTATCGAGGCACGCTAGGTGCTGGAGCATTTGCATCATGACCCTATGGAATCCCGAATATCAGATTTTGATCGATGGCGTTGATTACAGCGCATCGACCATTGCAAATCTGACAATCACATCCGGGCGCACATCCATCTATGAACAACCTGTGGCCGGATATTGCTCGGTCGAATTGATTAACTTTGACAATACCGATTACTCATGGACAGTCGGCACAGACATTTTGATTTCAATCAAGGATTCAACAGGCACATTTGTCAATCTTTTTGGTGGATTCATTTCCGATCTTGAAATTGCCGTTCAGGCAGCTGGATCGCGCGGTTTTGTGACATCCGCACGAATTACAGCTTTGGGTGCTTTGGCACGATTGGCGCGTGCAAACTGGGAATTGGCATTGGCAAAAGAGCTTGATGGCGATCAGATTTACACAATTTTAAGCGATCTATTGCTCAACAATTGGAATGAAGTTGCCGCAGCTTTACAATGGCAAAATTATGACCCAACCACAACATGGGCTAATGCTGAAAATGTGGGTTTAGGTGAGATTGATCAGCCTGGACAATATGAAATGGTCGCGCGATCTGCCGATCCGATTTCCAGCTACACACTAGCTGCACAAATTGCAGAATCCGGATTGGGATATTTGTTTGAGGATTCATCGGGGCGGATCGGGTATGCCGATGCATTACACCGACAGACTTATTTGGCCACTTATGGCTACACCACAATTTCGGCCAATACATCACTCGGGGTGGGCTTAAAGTCGATCACTCGGACAGGCGATGTGCGAAACTACATCACATTGATTTATGGAAACGGATCAAACATCGATGAGGCTGATTTGGCATCCATTTCAACTTACGGAAAATTGGGCGAAATCTTTGAAACCAATCTTCACGATGCAACCGAGGCGGCAGCGGTAGCGGCCAGACGATTGCAGCTTAAAGCCTATCCACGCGCATTTTTTGATTCGATCCAATTCCCGTTGGGATCACCTGAAATCGATAATTCCGACCGGGATGATTTGCTCAACATTTTTATGGGGCTGCCACTGGAAATTACAGATTTGCCAACCAACATCGTCAATGGAATCTTTCAAGGCTATGTCGAAGGTTGGACATTTCAATCCTCCTACAACGCTTTGTCAATCACCATTAACGCATCACCAATTGAATTCTCTCAAGTGACACTCCGATGGAATCAAGTGGATCCTTTAGAGGCATGGAATACAATCAGCAACACACTCACATGGGAAAACGCGATTGGAGCGGTGGCATAAATGGCAACAACAACTCCCAATTTTGGCTGGCCGGTGCCAACGAGCACCGATTTGGTCAAGGATGGCGCAACGGCAATTGAGGCATTGGGCGATGGCGTAGATGCCTCGCTTGTTGATCTTAAAGGCGGCACGACTGGACAGATTTTGGCTAAGGCAACAAGTGCGGATATGGATTTCGCATGGATAACAAACGATGTCGGTGACATAACAGCCGTCACAGCTGGTACTGGTATCTCAGGCGGTGGCACATCAGGCGCGGTCACGGTAACAAACTCAATGGCAACGGCTATTACAACAAAAGGTGATTTAGTACCGGGAACAGGTTCAGGAACTTTCGCTAGACTTGCTGCGGGCAACAACGGAGAAACACTCGTAGCAGATAGTTCCACTTCAACAGGCTTACGCTATACAGGCAACTACGCAGCAGGTAAAAACGCAATCATAAATGGTGATTTTAATATAAATCAGAGAGCGTTCACTAGCATTACGGCATCTGGAACTGACCAATTTGGGTTTGATAGATGGCTAACGCTAGGTAATACTGGAACAGTTACTTACACGCCACAAACTTTTACTCCTGGGGCTGCCCCTGTTGCTGGTTACGAAGGGGCTAACTTTTCTAGAGTAGCAACTAGCGGTCAAAGTGCAAGCAATGCTTATGCGACTTTAACCCAAAGAATTGAAAGTGTTAGAACTTTTGCTGGGCAAACTGTGACAGTTTCATTTTGGGCAAAAGCAGATACAGGCACTCCTGCAATTTCAATAGTGGCAGGGCAATCTTTTGGTAGTGGCGGTTCGCCGTCTGCTTTTGTTACGGGTTCGGTTGCAGCAGGAACAACTGCTAAAAAAACCATTTCGACATCTTGGGTTAGATATTCGGCAACTCTTACAATTCCCAGTATTTCAGGCAAAACCATTGGCACAACACCAAATACAAGTTATTTACAATTTGAATTCTGGTTAAGCGCGGGAACAAATTTTAATACTCGTACAGATAGTCTTGGCGTTCAAAATAACACTATTGACATTTGGGGCGTACAGGTTGAAGCAGGTTCAGTTGCTACCGCTTTCCAAACTGCAAGCGGGTCAATCGCTGGTGAACTGGCGTTGGCTCAGAGGTACTACTGGCGAAGTAGCAACACTGATATATTTTCTGGTCACGGCAACGGGTCGGCAGACACAACTACTGCTTCTTCAATGGTTTTAATAAATCCAGTACCAATGAGAATTGGAGCAACATCTATTGATTTTTCAACATTATGTCTTTTTGATGGAGCAAGTGCGGTTGTTGCGGTAACAGGCGCAACACTCTCGCGGGCAAGTAATAGAAGTACAACAGTTGCTTTGACGGTGGCTTCGGGTCTTACTCAGTTTCGCCCATATGCTTTAATAAACAATAACAATGCTGCTGGCTATATCGGCGCAAGTGCGGAGTTGTAAAATGAACAATGTAACCTTTATTGAAATTACAGATGCAATGACTGGTGATGTCGTAGAACACGCGTTAATTGATAGAGGCAACGGAGAATTTACTTCAATGCCTAAATCTACTTATGATGCTATGCAAGCGGAACAATCCACACCGATTGACACCGGTGATGAGTAATTTCCCACAAGGCACATTGCCACGTTTGATTGAGATTGCGCTCGCTGAGGTTGGCACAGCTGAAACAGGCAACAATGAAACCAAGTACGGCAAATTTATGAAAGCCGACAAGCTCCCATGGTGCGGAAGTTTCTTGAATTGGTGTGCCTCCACAGCCGGGGTCAAGGTGCCAAATGTTGTGAGCACAAGAGCCGGTGCTGAGGCATTTAAGAAAAACAAGCAATGGCACACAACACCAAAGATTGGTGACTTTGTTTTCTTTGATTTTATCATCGATGACAAAGAAACGATCAATCACATTGGCTTGGTGATCCGGGCATCAGAAAAACAGATCGTGACCATTGAAGGCAACACATCAGGCGGTTCAGGAAGTCAGCGCAATGGTGGAGAAGTCATGGTTAAATCAAGAGCTTTGGGAGCACGCTCATTTGTTATCGGCTACGGCCGACCAGCTTATGAGCCGTTTACCGGTGATTTACCGGATCGACCAAAAGGAGAAAAATAATGG